GAGCGGATCGCGTGCGACAGCACTGGAACGCCGGTCTTCGGTCTTTTGGGGTCTGCTGACTTGGCCTACGCTGAGCCGTTCGCGCCAGGTCGTCCCGTCCCCCACATGATGGAAGCCGACCTTGCGCAGGCCCTGGGTGGTGAACTCACGGACGAGGTCTACAAGTACCAGGCTCCTCCTTCGGGTGCCGCGGCCATGCAACACAGCCTGGTCGCTCAGGCCTCGGAGTTGCTTACGCCTAAACCTTACTGCGAGGTGTTCGACACCAGCGATGCGCGTCAACACCTGTCTCGCACTTTCTTCCTCACCATCCGTGATTTGCCGGTTGTCCTCAATGGCTGTTTTGGCACTGACTTCCCGGCTGCTTTTGATGCCCTCCTCGACTCGCTGGACCCCGACAAGAGTGTCGGCTGGACCGGTTTCTTGGACACGGGCGGACTGGCGGCCAAGAAGAAGCGTGCCTGGAAAGACGATGTCCAGCTGCGTCAAAAGTTGTTCCGCCTCGTTTGCATGCGTGTCGCTTTGCGCGCGGCCGCCTGGCGCAACATCGGTGACATGTCAGCAAGTGACATGGTCCGGCTTGGCTTGGCCGACCCAAAATGCTGCTTCATCAAACGCGAGCCTCACAGCTTGCGGAAAATTGAGCGGCGGGCGTACCGGCTTATCCATGCCAACAGCTTGATCGACCAGCTGACCACCCAGGTAATGCACGATGCCCAGAACAAGGCTGAAATTTACGGATACCAGGCCGAGCATGTGGACCAGACGACGATAGGTCTGTCGCATGCAGACGCGGGCGTGGAACGGCTCGGACGCGCGCTGGAGCGACTCTCTCGCGCGCACCCCGGAGAGCCTATCCACGACGCCGATGCGCGGCAGTGGGACATGTCGGTCACCAGAGACGACATTGTGGCAGATGCACAGAGGCGCCAGATCCTTCATCTTCGTGGCCAGTTCTACGACTACGACGGGCGGCGTGCCGATGTGCTGGCAAACGCGAGCTACGCTCTCCTGCTGTTCGCCGAGGCGATGGCTCGCTCCTGCCACATGTTTTGTCTTGGCCGTGCTCTCTGGGTTTCCCTCCGGATGGGCCAGACCGACTCTGGTTCCGCGTCCACGTCGAGCCAGAACACGTATATTCGTGCTCTCAAGCTCCGCCTCTGCGGGGCGAGTGACGTGCTTGCGAACGGCGACGACGCCCTCTTCACGGGCACCCTCCATGAGGCGGCTCACGCTGCCCTGGGCGTGTGCCACAAGGAGGGGGCTTCATCGAATCCGCCTGAAGGGCCCCACGAGTTCACGTCACATCGGTTCCGGTTCGACGGCAAGGCCTGGTCGTGCGAGTTCATGAATTTCGCGAAGTCGGTGGCGCGCCTGATTCTGGACCGCAAGAAGGATGGACGACCCGACACCCAGCAGCTCGCTGGCTTGCGCTTCTGCCTGCGCCACCAGCCCGAGCTCGACGGGAAGTTGCACCGCCTCGCGGTTCGTCTTGGGTGGCAGTGGCCGGTCCCTGACGAGTCTTTTGCTAGCCAGCTTTGACAAACGCTCCGCGGCCACCCGGTTAAGTCCTCCGGGGCGCGAAGCGGCAGGCACCAAGGTCACCTTTGCTCTACATGCACGCTGTTCCAGTGTGCTGTGTTCCTGTTTTCGTTTTCTTTTGCTGCTATGCCGCGCCGCCGCCAGAGGCGTCGACGCCCGCAGCAGCGCCCATTCACGCAGCTCCAGGCGCAACGCAGAGCCGCGCGCGCGCGCCGCCGCCGTGCCGCCCGCGCTGTCCGCGGCCCTCGTCGCATGCAGCCTGCACGTTCCGCGCTTTCCCTCTCACTTCTGCACCCGGGGCATTCGCCGTACCTCGGCCATCCCGCACTTCGCATGACGCCTAGGCTGGTCGTCTCCGAGCGGTCCTTCTCGCCCTTCGCTGTCCCGACTGGCACGGGTAACTGGTCTGTAGCCCTCATTACTCCCATGTTGAGCTCGGCCGGCAATCTCTCGTGTGCTGAAATAGGCAAGGTCGGGTCCGGCACAGGCGTGCCTGGTACCACGGAGAGTTCGATCCCTACGTCAATCATGTCTGGTGTCAGCACTGGCAATGAGTACCGGCTCAACCGCCTTGCGGTGACCATCACGGTCGCGCCTGGTGCCGTCTCGTCGTTGTACCCCACGACGACAGTTCTTTTCGGCACACTGCGCGGTCGTATGAACCGCACGGGTTTTGCGACGTACAATGCGATCGGGAACTGGCTTGCCTCGCTGCCGGAGATCACTTGTCGGGCGGCGCCTGCGCT